GGACAAGATCGAGGAGCTGGAGAAGAAGTTCATCGAGCTGCACACGCTACTGGAGGGGGCCGAGGACGCAGGCATAGAGATGACCTGTGAATACCGGAATTGTATGAGCTATCGAGCTAAGCTCACTGCTCAGCTAGAGGAGGTAATCTCGCGATGAGTGACAAAAAAGTGACGATGGCTGATGTGCGTGACGAACTCTCCAAGGAGATCGAGCGCGGGAAAATACAGACGAGTTATCTGACGATCGACTTTGAGTTGGTCGTAGCGGCCCGTGACCGGATCGACGCCCAAGACACGAAGATCGCTAAGCTAGAGGAGAAGCTCGCTGAGCTGCGACCACTGGCCGACGACGTGCTCGGACCATCCTTGATTCAGGATTATGAGGACGTCGGGGGAGTCGTGCGGAAGGTCGCTGACCGCGTGAAGACACCATGGTGATCGAACATGAGTGAAGATATGTGTCCTATCTGTGACGGCAAGATGCTGCACCAAGAAGGCAAGAAGTTCTGTCCGGACTGTGACGTAGTCTGGTGCGGGCGCGGCGCGGGAGCACGGCGGGGGCTTAAACGAGAGCGTGAGTGGCTTACGCGCACCATCGAGGACGGCGTGGAAGTGTCCCCGCTCGTTCTTGCCGTCCCACGCGCGCGGCTGATCGAAGTCCGAAACGAAATTGACGAGTTACGGGTGCTCATCAAGGGGTTGGTACAAGGAATTACGGGTGGCGCCGTCGAAATCGACGTTCTGGTCCGCGCCGAAAAGTACATCGAGGGTCTCACCGCCGAGGCCGCAGGAGATAGAAAATGACGAAGCACACAAAGACGCTAGAGGGCTACGGTAGGACGCCTACACAGATCATGGACGCAATGACTGAGTACAAGCCGACAGACGACGAGTGGGAGACCATTCTGCGCGCACTTTGCAGCCCAGATCCTGTTATTGGAGTCGACTCCCATTCCAGGCGCTGCGCAGAGCTGTATGAGAAGATCAAGCAGGCCCGCAGCGGCGGTGAAGAGCCGCCTCCACCGCCTAGAAAGATAATCCCGCGACCCCAATTTCTGCAGAAGGATGGAGAGGACGCACTCAAGTGGGCGATGAAGAGGTCTCCTGGGAACCCGTTCGTGAAGGGGTGTGCTGCATTCCTCGCGGAGAGAGGGTTCCTGAGTGATGCGCAGATCGAAGCGCTCAAACGAGTGCGCCGAGACGACCACCTCACTCCTCCAGACGCACGGATTACAGTGCACAAGCAGCCCGAAACCTACTGGCTTTGCGGGACAGAGTGGGCGTTTCAGAATCCGGCCAGCGACCCGATCCATTCGTGAGTGCCGAAAGAAGCGCCCGTTCGATATCGGTTGGTGATTGATGACTGAGTACAAGGGAGATGACAAATGAGCGCAGGTGATACAGATAAGAAATTAGGATACTGCACGTTCTGCGGCACACAACTTGGGCCGTTTGATGAGTACTTGGGTTGCCCCAAGCGCCCTCGCAACGGTGACTACGATCAGCATGAGATGAAATGGTATGAGAAGCCTCGCCGTAGGGATGAGAAGCCCACGAACAAGTAGGAGATCTTCCCGTGCGGGAAGATTACGCCACATGGGGTCGCGTGCCCCCTAGAATCTTCCCGTACGGGCAGGAGGAACGATGGGTGCAGCAGATTGGAAAGTGAAGCTCGTGCGGGCGTTGGGGGGCGGATTCGTCGTCCGCCTCGCGTGTAAGGTAGTGCTACGAATTATGTCAGGAGGTGGCTATGAGCCAAGACGTGTTGAGTATCAAAGAAGTGGAAAGCGCGTTCCTGCTCGTCAGGGATGGATTGCGCACGGAGGTCGGGCTCGGGCTCGCCGCGCTGCCCGAGGGCGCAGGCCCTGAGTTGGCGCAGGCCGTAGTCGATGCGGCCACGGTCGCCCAGATAGAGGCCGCGGTTAAACGGTTGAGGCAGTTGGCCGCCGACAAGGCAGCCCTCGGTCCGGAGGTCGTCAAGGCCGCCCGTCGGGGGGAGACGCTGTCATGACTGACCTCTCCCAGCACATCAGCCAGGTGCGACATCTCCGGGAGCGCGACATCTCCGGGAGCGAGACGTTGCGGTGCTACGGTATTATCGAGAGGCATTACGGCGACAAGCGAGCGAGGCGATCTGGGCGGCGCTACATGTGCCACATAGACGAAGGACTGAGCGCGTTACAGGTTCTTGGGGCAACGCAGTGGACAATGGGGGCGTGGTGTTTGCATCCCGTTGTTCAAGACGACGCCGATCTCGTAGGGGCGCTTAGGGATGGTTGCTTGAGTGAAGCGCCCGTGGAGTCGGTTGTGCTGGCGATGGAGTATCGCCACTGGGCAAACGCGCACCTATCTTTTCACGATCCAAAGACTCCGCAGTACGGGCCCTGCGATGAAGTCAGGCAGATGCTGACAGTCGACAAGGTCCAGAACCGGAAGGATTTCGAAAGGTATTTGTATGAGCCAGGCCGCCTCGGCACCACCGCGCTCTTGGCCTTATACAGGTACTACAAGGAGTGGTTTGATGCTCTCGGCATTACGGAGGAACAGCATCTATTGCTGCTAGGCGCTATGGAGACTCCCACAGGGCCGACATACCACAGTGAAGATGGTGATCGAACATGAGTGAAGACATGTGTCCTATCTGTGACGGCAAGATGCTGCACCAAGACGGTAAGAAGTTCTGTCCGTGTCAATTTCTGCCACCTGTACGCCGGGGCTTCTTGCCAGCATACGGCTGCGACATGCGCCGCCGACACCGTTGGGGGCCCGACGAGATCCGCCACGACCGCCGGGCCCTCGGGTTTGAGGACGGCGCAAAGGAGAGCGAAGACATGACTGATGTACGTGAGCAACTGACCAAGACCATCGCGGTCATAGATGGGCATTCAGGGGAGGGCACTACAGCGACAGGCGATCTGCTCAGGGCGGCCCGTGACCGGATCGACGCCCAAGACACGAAGATCGCTAAGCTAGAGGAGAAGCTCGCTGAGCTGCGACCACTGGTCGACGATGCGTGGAGTGCCTTGGACAGCCGCGAAGACGCGCCCATGTTGGTTAATCTGGATGGACTACAGGAGGTCGTTGGCCGAATGAAGGAGGTGATCGAACATGAGTGAAAAACAACTCTACGAAGGAGGGGAATAGGGATGACTAAATGGGAAGTCGGGCAAAAACTCTATCGGGCTGAGTGGTGGGAGCTGCATCCCGATAACGGGGGAATACAACATTATGTCTACGAGGTGCAAAGGCTGACTCCGAAGGGCGCGTGGCTGACACCGAGCTGCCGGAGTAAACGGCAGTATGGTCTCGATGACTTGTGGCGGTCGTTTCAGACTCGATGGGCATCAACCACCAAAGAAGAGGCTCTAAGTCACCTACGAGCACGCGCCCGGTCGCACTTGAAGCACTCGCGGAGACGGTGGGAGCAGGTTAATCGGAAGGTCCATGCACTGTACGATGGGCTGGAGTTTTGCCCGTGTGCCGAATGCTTCACGCCGCCGCCTCGGTTTGGCCCTAGACAGGGATGTATTTTGGACACCACGGAACCATGGATGTGAAGGAGACAAGGGATGACTGACAAGAAAGAGCCTATAGATGTCTTCATAGAGTCCTTGCCACGGTACGGGGCCGAGTGTAGTCGAGCGCAGATCGCGAAACTGGTCTTACACGAGATAGAAACTCAAGAGGAGCTTTCAGCGTCCCGTGACCGGATCGACAAACTAGAGAGGAGGGTGGCTGAGTTGGAAAAGATAATGAAGGAGATGATTGCCGCCATAGACAAGTGCTTCACCCCGGACGATCTCGCCTGCGAACGCCTAGCGAACCGGGCGAGGAGGCTGCTCGATGACTGAAACAAAAACGGAACCCAGATACCCGACGGAGCGTATGTCCGCTGATGATGTGCGCAACGAGTTGACCGAGGAGGTAGAGCGGGGACAAAGATGTGCATTCTCGCCAGTTGACCTGTCGATCGACTATGACCTGATCGTCGCGGCTCGTGACCGGATAGTTGAGCTGGAAGAGAAGATCGAAGACCTGGATGAAGATGTGCGGCTACTGAAGAAGGCGCTTGACCATATCGCGCCGCAACCAGACGAGGACCTGCGCCGAGAGTTGGAGGCGCTAGGCGTAGATATTGAGGAGGCTAGGGTTAAGTTCTACAAGGAGACCTTGCCGATGGTCAAAGAAAAAGACATCGCGCCGCTGCAAAGGATGATGAGAGATGACTGATGTACGTGAACAACTGACCGAGGCCTACCAAGACGGATGGCTCTTGGCTGCGACACGCGAGCTGCTGTGTGCAGCGCGTGACCTGATCGCCGATCAGGATAAGGAGATAGCCAAGTTGAAGACGCTGTCGGGAGAGCTTTTGAAGCAACTGGAGAAGAAGAACACCGAGCTGGAAGAGCGTTGTCTCTATGGTCGCTTTATATGAGGAGACGAGGAATGAAGCGCCTGGCCGCCTGCTACCATTATCCTCCCACAAAACCCAATACTGCCCGCTGCTCAGCGTGCGGCTGGCGCGGGCCGATATCCGCCACCTGGGTCTATGGGGGCTGCTATGCCATCGGCAAGTGTCCCGAGTGCCCCGATGGCGGACTCGTCCGCCGGCACCGAGCGACAGGAGACAGGAGGAGTGATGCAGAAAAAAACAAGACCTTGTCGTAGCCCGGCAGCTGTAGGGCAGGAGTTTTATCGCGCCGTACGGTCGGCGTCAGGAGGCCATTACTATCAGGTGTGGGTGGCCATAAAAATCACGCCAGTCGGGATGTGGATATTGCCGAAGCGGCTCGCTGCTGCGTGCGAACGCGCAGACGAGTCAAAACTCAAGTACCAGCTCCACCCGATGGCGAGCTGGCGAACGCACAACACACCGTGGGTGTCACCGTCGGCAGGCGAGGCACTAGAGAATCTGCAAATGCGAGGAGAAGAGGGATGACTGACAAGAAAATTATCGACGAGCTGACGGCGGTTATGGGATCGCCCGCCCCTACCGATGTAAGGACCGTCCCACGCGACCTGCTCGTGGAGGCCCGCGACAGGATAGCCGAATTGGAAGAGGTGATATCGCGACCACCAAAGAAGAGGATGAAGGGAACTCGTACGTGGGCAAGGAAACTATCCGACGCCGAAAAGATACTTGCTCTGAAGCAGATAGTTTCTGATCTCATGTTGGAGAATGCCGAGCTGAGGACGCTAGTGAAGGAGATGACAAATGAGCGCAGGTGATACAGCCGAGAAATTAGGGTACGAGAAGCCTCGCCGTAGGGATGAGAAGCCCACGGAGAAGATAGTCACTGACCAACTTGCCACTAAGCCTGTGGATGCTGGTCGGCAGCTAAAAGACCGCATCAAAGAGGCTAGGGCAAACTTGGAGTATGCCCAGTCTGTATACAAGTCCAGAAAAAAGCATTACGAGGAGGCTATCGAGCACCTAGAACAGCGTCGGGCAGCTTATGCTGCCCTGGTCGAGGTAGCTCAGGGGGTTCTTCGTGGGTGAGTTCATTCATCGCACGAAGTACGGCAAGCAGCTAAAGCTATCTGAGATGGACGACGGACACCTCGCCCGCATGGTGGAGCTGATAGACCGTCGGGCAGAAGAAGGGGTGCCTATAGGTGATGGCAGCGGAGATCCAGATGAGAGGTGGGCCGATATTCTATACGGCGACGAAGTTCGAGTGCGGCTGAGCCACGCCCATTACGTCCGTGAGATTGAGCGTCGCAAGCACCTCAACGACGACTCGTGCATGCTCACCGTCGAGGACATCATAAGAGCCGCCAGGTATTATGATCAAGAGCCTCAGAGCGCGGGGGAGATCGAAGACCTGCAGGCGGTGCTCCGAGAGGCTTGGAGGATACTTGATCGTAAGGGTCGAGATGCTCTGGTTGAGAGTCTTACGGTGAAGGAAGTGCTTAGGGAGGGCCAGAAGAGTGAGTAGTAAAGACTCTCTCGCGAAGAGAGCTGTTGACGACTTACGCATGTGTCGAGGGGGAGGGGTGAGTGCTGAGTAGCGAAGAGGACGTGATAGCGCTGGTTCAGCGCCAGCTCCAGCTCCATGACGGCCGCACTTCCTTCTCCAGGAGGTACGGCACCTTCCTATGGAGGATATTGCTGGCATTTAGGAGGGCCGAAGTTTTGACACACAAAGAGTACTCAGAGATCGAAAAGATCTTGCATCCCCCAGTGGGAGGAGACCGTGACACCGTTCGAGGACATAAGGCAGACAGCATAGTAGTGGATGAGTTCCGCGACTATCTGTGTGTCCTGCACATCAAAGGAGGGAGGGGTGATTGATGGCGAAGGCTAAGGGGCTGTTCGTGTTTGCGCTGGCGTTCTTCGCCGCGTCGGGCGGGAACCAGCTATTGGGGTTGTATCGGTTCCACGGGATGACGGTGCTCTGGGCCACCACGGTCGGGATGGCGTGCGGCCTCGCGCTGCGGGAGTGGCGGTGACTGAGGAGCAAGATGATGGCTGGCTGTGCACGCAGCTCGTGTTGTGTGGGAGGCCGCTTTCGACGTGGCACGGCGGGTGGTGTTATGTCATAACTAATGATGTGTTGGAGGACGACCCGCGGGGGATGGGCGGCCCACGGGAGGACGAGGACTGATGGAGAACTATAAAGGACACCTCATTGACGTGAGCGCGGAGGGCACGCGATTCAAGTACACGGTGCACCGGATGGCCGGCAGCGCGCTCGCCGCCGCGGCCTTGGGCACGGAGTCTACACGCGGGCGGGCCATCGAGCGGGCGAAGGCATTGGCCCGTGCGTTCCAGGCGCGCTTGGCCTCTGCGAAGCCTGCGAAGCAGCGGGCTGAGGCGGGCTAATGGCGACCGAGAAGCAGTTCGAAGTCCTCCAGGCGTTCTACGCGGCGGAGACCGACCGGATGCCCGCCCCGACCTATCGGGGGCTGTGTCAGAAGTTCGGCTGGAAGAGTTCGGGCACCGCGAGAGACCATATTCGGGCGCTCGTGCGGCAAGGACTCCTGGAGCGGCTGGACAGCTTATCCACGTCGGTCTGGCGACTCACGCCGCTGGGTGTACGTGCCGCAAAGCGGAAAAGCACACAGAAATAAACCCTCACCTGAATTTCCTGCTATCATGGCCGCGTGACCGCGCCCGTGGATGTCACACCTGCGCCCGATGCGCCCGCCGCTCCGGATGAGCCGGCCGCCACGGGTGCGCCCGCCTCGCCCGCTCAGCCCGCGCCGGTTGAGCTGACACTGGCGGACCTGGCCTTCATGAAGCAGGAGTCCTGTGCATTCTTCGCTAGCGAAACGCTGCGCGGACCGCAGGGCGAACCCTACAACGGCCGCTTCCTGATCGCACGGCACCATGAGGAGTGGTCGGAGCTGATCGTGGAGCACGGTCGTCTCTGTATCGAGGCGGCCCGTGACCACGGCAAGACCTTCTTCTTCGACTTCGCGTATCCAATCTGGATGGCGGAGAAGCATCCGAACAAGGATGGGTTCATCTTCTCGGCATCGCAGCCGCAGGCCGAGCGCATCCTTGGCGACATCGCGGGCGAGATTGAGACCAACCCGAAGCTCCGGCACCTGATGCCGAAGGTGAAGCAGCGGTGGTCCTCGTCGTGCATCCAGTTGGCGAACGGCCACAAGATCTATGCGCGTGGGTACGGCACCAAGGTGCGTGGCGCTCACCCGGTGTGGGTCGTCGTGGATGACGGCCTGAATGATGACACGGCCTATTCGGAGAAGGTCCGCCAAAAAGAGATCGACTACTTTTACAACGCGATCACCAACATGGTGATTCCGGGCGGACAGATTATTGTCGTGGGTACGCCGTTCCATCGGTCTGACCTCTATGCTCAGCTCGAAAAGAATACGGAGTACTTCTTTAAGAAGTATCCAGCCATCCAGGCCGATGGAACGGCACTTTGGCCCGAGCGTTACGATCTCGAGAGTCTGGAGACGAGGAAGCAGGAGATTGGGTCGGTTCGATTCTCGCGTGAGCTGCTCTGCGAGGCTATCTCGGATGGGAGCACGCTCTTCCCGAAGCCTCTGTTCTTGGGAGATCCAGTCGAGCAGACGAGCATCGGCCTCGGCATGCCGCTGGCCTCGTGGGAGCGGGCGGGCGTCCTCAACCGATTCATGGGCGTGGACTTCGGGCTCAGCTCCTCGGTGGGCGCGGACTACACGGTGGTCTGGACGATGGGGATCGACGGCCAGAAGAATCGGTGGATCGTAGACATCCAGCGGGAGCGCGGCCTGGCCTACGAGGCCCAAAAGGCCCTCATTGTGACGACGGCCACCAAGTACAAGCCGGGCATCATCTTCGTCGAATCGAACCAGGCACAGCGGATATTCGGCACCGAACTCATCCGAGAGACCGATTTACCGATCAAGCTGTTCCATACTGGGGAGTCGAAGCACAGCCAGATGAATGGTGTCCCTAGCCTTAGAATCTTGCTTGAGAACCGGAAATACCGTATTCCGAGGGGAGACGCTCGGTCCATTGCGATGACAGACGAGTGGATCGACGAGATGCAGTCGATTACTGTAGTCAACGGGAAGGTCGCGAGCTTAGGTGAGCATGATGACATGGTCATGGCCAACTGGATCTGTGAGCGGGCGATCGAGAAGGGCAGCTTCGCCTTCTCATTCTCGGAAGAGGAAGGCGACGCCGAAGTGTTAGCGGAGATGTTCGGCATGATGGAAGATGAGCAGGAGGAGATGGAGGAAGACTCCTTCGTCCTCGGCGCACTTCCGCAGGGCAGGGGTCGCCCTCGCCGAGTCAACGCGCAGCTCGCGGACGGTGTGGACGGTACTCTGTCGGGCCGCGCGCCCGCGAAGCCGAAGCCAGGTGCACCGATGTTCGGTGCGCCGCCGGCGTGGTTCTTCTCTAGGGGCGGGGGCGCATAATGGAAAAGGGACTCTACGGACAATCGAGGGTGCATCCAGCCAGCACGTTCAGCCGAGTGCCGGGTCAGGTGCCTCGGCTCCACCCGGACGTTGACCCGGAGAAGCCGCCCATCCAGGACCCGACGCCGCTGCTCATGCAAGACTCGAAGACGATGATGCGCCCCACCTCCGTCGTGGACAACGTCGGCCTCTCATCCGGCCAGCAGACGGCCATCGTCCGCGTAGTCCGTGAAGGGCTGACTGGTGGGGAGCTGGAGTTCCGGCAGGGACTGATGAGTCACCTGCTTCAGGGTCGATTGGAGCCGGAGCAGCGGCGCATCGTGTTCCAGCGAGGGCTGAACTACTTTCGCGGGCAGGTGACCAAGTCCCTGGTGTTCAAGGCGGCCGGTGACGACGATGACGGCGATCCGGAGACGACGGACACCGAGGAAGAGCTGAAGCGGAAGATCAACCGACGCATCAAGCGCGCCGGGAAGGGTGGGCTCCGCATCGAGTACCTCAACGATCTCATCGGGGAGCACGGAGCCCTGCGAATCGCGCACACGCTGCGGGACATGGCCACGCGCATACGCTTTGCGGCGGGCAGGCTCTGGCTCGACGACCCCACGACAACCGCGCATCAAGGCGCGAAGCGCGGGCTGCATCGGTCCGTGGAGGGTACGCCGGTGGCGCTCCTCCTTCGGAAAGCTGAGCCAGAGGCGGGGCCTGTGGCGGGGCGGTATGTCATTCGCGCGCCAGAATCTGCGCCCCCGCGGCTCGTATGTCGTGATACAAAGAAGTAGGCATGGCGTGGTATTACACTCTCAGGGGGGCGGAGACCGCCCCAAGAGGCAAACAAGTCGGAGGACTGAATGAGTAACGACATCTACAAAGCGATCCTGGACAACAAGGTTGAGGATCTGGATCTCGAAAAGAACATGAAGGAAGGCTACACGGGCGTGCCCAACGCCCCGAGCGCTCCTGTGAAGATTCTCGGGGACGATCAGCCTCCCGAGGAGCAGATGACCAGCAGCGCGCCGCCAAGTCAGGCGCAGATGACGGGCGCAGCGGCCAAGAGCCAAGGTCGGTATGACACCACGCTGGACGACTTCATCGCGGCGAACGCGGACGAGAACATGGTTCTCCTCCCCGGACCCTCGCTGAACTACAGCCCGCTGAGCGAGACGCACAACTGCGGCGGCTGCGGCACCACGTATGCGAAGGCCGTGACGGTGTGCCCGGAGTGTCAGCTCGATAAGTCGAGCAGCCAGTATCTGCAAGCGACCGGCGGTGTTCAGATGGACGACGACGTTAAGAAGTCGCTCCGCCCCACCACGCCTGCGCCTGGTAGTCACGTCGCCGGGTAACCGGTGCTTGACCCGGCCGCCCAGCTAGAGGAGCACGTCGCCGTGCTGGCTCGCGTGCCTTCTGAGTTGCGTAAGCCACTCATTCGGCTCCTCTGCGAGGCGCTCATGCTTGGGTGTAAGGTGACCACGGGCGTCTCGGAGTGGTCGGAGATCGCGATGATCTCCGTGCTGTGGTGGCCGGAGGCCGAGGACTCACGGAACTGGTGGGGCCAGGACCTCGGGGTCACTTTCGTCGCCGCCGCGACCGAGCCGTGGATGCTCGACAAGATTCGGGCTGGGATGAATAGCCGGGCGGCCCAATTCGTGGCAGGAGGAGAAGCGTAGTGGGTTTTCGAGATCGCATGCTCGACATCGGGAGGAGAGCCGCCACAGGTGCGCTCGATCGCGTAGAGACCGGCGTCGAGCGGATCTTCCCCGACGGCCCCACGGTTGAGGCGGCTGGGTCGGCCGGTCCGGGCGTCGTAGATCTCCAGAAAGCCAGACTCGCCAGCGCCGACTCCGCGCCGGCGACCTCATTCGGCACCGGAGCTGGGATGCCTGATAAGCCCGCCGGTGGTCCGGAGACTCTGGCGTACGATCCCTTCGCCCTCATCGAACAGCTGGGGTACCGAGAGAAGCCCACCACCCTCACGTATGCCACCCTCCAGGCGATGGTGTGGAAGGTGCCCATGATCAACGCGATCATTCAGACTCGCGTGAACCAGATGGCGTCGTTCTGTCGGTCCCAGACCCGGAGAGATCAGGAGACGGGCTTCATCGTACGGATGCGTGATCTCCGTGATAAACCTAGCCCTGCTGATCGCAAACGAGCGCGCGAGATTGAGCAGCTCCTCCTGACGACGGGCGTTACGGATGACGTGCGCAGTCGGTCGTCGTTCGAGCAGATCATCCGGAAGATGACGCGCGACTCGCTCACCTACGATCAAGTGAACCTGGAGGTTGTACCCGACGCCAAGGGTCGCCCGGCGTGCTGGTACGTCGCGGACCCTGTCACGATTCGGCTCGCCGACTCCTCGCGGATTACGGAAGACGACAGCCTCACCCGACCGCACACGGTCCAGATCTACGACAACGTCGTCATCAACGAGTACACGCGCAAAGAGATGGTGTTCGGCGTGCGCAACCCGCGCTCGGACATCCGCAACCACGGCTACGGCACCTCTGAACTGGAGATGCTGATCACGACGGTGACTCAGCTGCTATGGGGCCTGCAATACAACGCCAACTTCTTCAGTCAGGGCAGCGTGGCCAAGGGCCTCCTGAACATGAAGGGCGCGATACCCGAGAAGCAGCTGCGGGCATTCCGTCGTCAGTGGTATCAGATGATCTCGGGCGTGGAGAACGCCTTTAGAACTCCTATCGTCAACGCAGAGGACATCCAGTGGGTGCCGATGCAAGAGTCAAATCGCGATATGGAATTTTCGGCCTGGATCGACTTTCTCATTAAGGTGGCGTGCTCGATCTACATGATCGACCCGGTCGAGGTGAATTTCAATTACGGATCGGGCGGCGGCAAGCAGATGTTCGAGGGCGCGCACAAGACGAAGATCGTCGAGTCGAAGGCCCGCGGCCTGCTCCCGATGCTCCGCTTCTTCGAGGACATCTTCAACCAGCACATCATCTGGCAGATCGACCCCAACTTCGCCCTAGAGTTCACCGGGCTCGACCCGATGACTCCGAAGGAGATGCAGGACCTCAAGACCCAGCGCGTTCGGACATATCAGATGGTCGACGAGCTGCGGGCCGAGGAAGATCTCCCACCGCTGCCGCATAACATGGGTGAGGTCGTACTCGACCCCAACTGGATGATGATGCGGCGCGACCAGATTCTCCAAGAGCAGGCTGAAGAGGCCGCTCGGCAGCTGGAGGAAGAACTCAAGGAGCAGGAGCGCCAGGGGAAGGTGGTGGCGGGCGTATCGCCGCAGCCGCCGACTGAGATCCCCGAGCGCGGAGCCCTCCCGCCGCCTACAGCGCCCAAGAAGCCCGCGGGGCCGCCTAACGGTAAGGGCAAGGTGCAGACGAAGCAGGCACTCCAGCCGTCCACCAAGAAGCCCTCGGCGAACGAGAGCGTGGCGGAGCTTATGTCCGAGACAGCGAAGTCGATGTCCGAAGCCGAGAAAGAAGCCAAGCGCGTCCTGCTGGACGTGATAATCTGAGGTAGCCATGCGTATTAAACACGTCATCAACGTGAGAATCTTTGAGGACACAGACGCCAAGGATGGCCTGTGGACTCCTGACAAGGTGTTGGCCGAAGAGGTCATCGACACCATGCAGCGGATGACCGCCGGGCGCTTCAGCATCCCGGCCACGCTGCTTGGTGGGGCCGACAACACCGAGACTGAGGTCCTCTCCGTCGGTGACATCGCCGAGCCCCGAGGCATCTACGTCGAGGCCGACGGGAACTTTCAGCTGGTTACCGGGGCCGCGGTTGGTGCGTGGACTCCGAAGCTCCTAGTCGATAGTCCAGGCTCAGTTCC